CCTTTCCTACCTTTCCCGCGAGGAAGCCAAAGAGTTCACGGTCCTCTTAGAGGAGTTAGAGAAGCGGGAATACCGCGAGCGTTCTGCCGCCAACTTCTTAGATTTCGTCAAGACCATCTGGCCTGAGTTTATTCAGGGTGAGCATCACCGCAAGATGGCGGATGCCTTTGACCGTATTGCCGAGGGCAAGCTCAAGCGGTTAATTGTCAATATGCCGCCGCGCCATACCAAGAGCGAATTCGCTTCGCACTTGTTTCCTGCGTATCTGTTGGGAAAGAACCCCAAGCTCAAGATCATTGAGGCCACGCACACGGCGGATTTAGCGATTAATTTCGGGCGCAAGGTCCGGGATTTGATTGATACCGAGGAATACACGGAAGTGTTTCCGCGCACCTCGCTGAAATCTGACTCCCGTAGCGCCGGGAAATGGCTGACTTCGCAGGGGGGTGAGTACTACGCTTCGGGTATTGGGGGCGCGTTGGCAGGACGGGGCGCGGATTTGTTTATTATTGACGATCCCCACTCCGAGCAAGACGCCTTTTCCGACAAAGCTTTAGACGAAGCCTACGAATGGTTTATGACGGGACCCCGGCAACGGTTGCAGCCGGGAGGGGCCATCGTCATTGTGATGACGCGGTGGAGTAAGCGCGACCTGACCGGCAAGCTCACCCGTAAGATGAGTCAAACCGAGGCGGCGGATCAGTGGGAACTGATCGAGTTTCCGGCTATCTTGCCATCGGGCCGGTCCCTCTGGCCAGAATACTGGAACATAGGGGAGCTTGAATCCATCAAGGCGTCGGTGCCGCCCTCTAAATGGGCCGCACAGTATATGCAGCGGCCTACGGGTGAGGGGATCTCCATCATTCCGAAGGATTGGTTCAAGATTTGGCCTGATGAAAAACCCCCGGAGTGTAATTATTTAATTCAAAGTTACGACACCGCCTTTTTGAAAACCGAGCGGGCTGACTTTACCGCGATCACCACGTGGGGCGTCTTCCAACCAGAAGGAAAAATTGAAGACGAGCTGTACAACGGTCAGGAGGCGCACCTGATTCTGCTGGATTGCGTTAAGGAGCGGTTGGATTTCCCGGAATTAAAACGCGAAGCCATCCGGTTATACGAGCATTGGAAACCGGATGTGGTGATTATTGAAACGAAGGCGTCAGGGATTCCATTAACGCAGGAATTACGCCGGTTGGGGATTCCGATTAACACGTTTTCGCCGAACCGGGGCCAGGATAAGATCGCAAGGCTGAATTCGGTGAGTCCGATCTTCCAGGATGGCAAGGTCTGGGTGCCGGAAAACCGTTGGGCCGAGGAACTCATGGAGGAAGTGTCGGATTTCCCTAACGGTGAGTATGATGATTTGGTGGATGCCACCAGTTTGGCGCTGATGCGCTTTCGTACCGGGGGCTTCTTGAAATTAGCGTCGGACTGGGAGGACGAAGAGGAGTATTATCCCAAGATTCGCCAGTACTACTGATTTATTCTTTCGGTAAACAAGGGTATCTTTCCCGCCTATGGCAACACCATCCGGCTTTCTCGACGAACAACCCGTCGAAATTGAGCTTCAGGAAGATATTATCGGCCCAGAGGGTGTTGATGTATTCTTTGATCGCAACGGGGTGGGGTCCGTTGGCTTTGATCCGGAAGAAGAACCCCAGATCAACTTTGGTGAGAACATTGCTGAGTACCTTGAAGACAGGATTCTCAGCGGAATTGCCTCTAAGTTAATTCAGTATTACCGCGATGACCTAGATTCCCGCGACGATTGGTATGAGGCCTTCAAAAAGGGCCTTGATCTGTTGGGAATCAAGTCCGATAACCGAAGTGAGCCGTTTCAAGGGGCAAGCGGGGTGTATCACCCCCTGTTAGCCGAGGCGGTCACGCATTTTCAGGCGCAAGCCTACAAAGAATTGTTGCCTGCGGGTGGTCCAGTCGATACGCAAGTCATGGGCACCATGACCGATCCGAAAATGGATCAGGCCAACCGCGTCAAGAACTTCATGAACTTCCAGTTGACCTACAAAATGGAAGAGTACGACCCAGAAATGGATCAATTGCTCTTTTATTTGCCGTTAGCTGGGTCAGCGTTCAAGAAAAGTTACTATGACCCCGCGTTAGGGCGCGCCGTTTCCCGTTTTATCAAGGCCGAGGACTTGGTGGTGCCGTATGGCACCTCCGATCTGGTGACCAGTCCCAGAATTACCCACGTCATCAAGATGACGGAGAACGATCTGCGGAAATTGCAGCTTTCGGGCTTCTATTTAGACGTGGAGCTGTCTCCCCCAGCCATGTTGGATGATTCACCGACTCAAGAAAAAATAGACGAGTTGGATGGCACCAGTTCCCCGCCACAAGAAGAGGAATACACCCTTCTTGAGGTGCATGCGGAGCTGGATATTGAAGGATTAGAGGATACGAACCCGCAAGGGGAGCCGACGGGACTGGCGTTACCTTATATTGTGACGATTTGCCAGGATAGCCAACAAGTTTTGGCGATTCGGCAAAATTATAAAGAAGATGACCCGATGCGTAAGAAGGTTGAGCATTTTACGCATTTTAAATTTCTGCCGGGGCTTGGATTTTACGGATTTGGCCTAATTCACATGATTGGGGGCGTCACAAAGTCAGCAACCGCGATTTTGCGGCAGTTAATTGACGCTGGAACGCTCGCGAACCTCCCGGCTGGGTTCAAAGCTCGGGGTTTGAACATTCAACGCACCGATGATCCGATTCAACCCGGAGAATGGCGCGATGTGGACACCCCTGGCGGCACGATCCGTGATTCATTTATGCCGTTACCGTATAAAGAGCCGAGTGGAACGCTGTCTACGTTGTTGGGGCTATTGGTGGAATCCGGTCAACGTTTTGCTTCAGTATTAGAGACGACTGGCTCGGATGCTAACCAAAATGCCCCAGTAGGTACCACGGTGGCCATGGTAGAGAAGGGCCAGAAGGTCATTTCGGCAATTCATAAGCGATTGCACTACGCTCAACGCACTGAGTTCAAGATTTTGAAGCGCGTCTTCGGAGAAACGCTTCCACCGGAGTATCCGTACCAAGTTCAGGGGGCACAGCAGACGGTCTTCCGCGAAGACTTTAGTAGTCAGGTAGATGTGATCCCGATTTCGGATCCTAACATCTTTAGTACCACGCAGCGCATTATTTTGGCGCAAACGCAACTTCAGATGGCTCAAAGTGCACCCCAACTGCACAATATGAAAGAAGCCTTCCGAAAAATGTATTTGGCGCTAAATATCCGGGATATTGACGATGTTTTACTCCCTGATGCGCCGCCACCGCCCAAAGACCCGGTTCAAGAGAACCAAGACTCGTTAATGAACGTTCCGTTGCAAGCATTTATCCAACAGAACCATGATGCGCATATTCAGGCCCATATGTCGTTTTCTCAGAACCCAAATACGCAACAAAACCCACAAGCGATGCCTGCGCTGCAAGCGCACATCCAACAGCACCAAGCGCTGAAATATCGCCATCCAAGTTGAGCAAATTTTGTCCCAACAAGGAATGCAGCTGCCGCAACCGGGGCCAGATGGCCAATTACCGCAATTACCGCCCGAAGCCGAGAGCCAGATCGCTATGGCGGCGGCACAGGCGACTCAACAGATTACTGGCCAAGATCAGGCGTTGGCAGCGGCTATGGCAACCCCCGATCCGCAGCGTGAGATGTTTGATGCGCAAATGAAGCTTGAATACGAGAAAATTGGTCAAAAACAAGAAGATAGCGAGCTTCAGGCCGAAATTGACCTTGAGAAGATGAAATCCGACGAAAGACGCGAAGATTTACGCACAGCGGCTGATTTGCAAGAAGCTGAGATGAAACACCAGGAAGAAGTGGATAGCTTTATTGATCTAACGAAAATGGCACAAGAGGCCCGAGAGGATTAAATATGCCAAAAGTAGGCAAGAAACATTATCCCTACACGGCCAAAGGGAAATCGGCGGCAAAAGCGGCAGCTAAACGTCAGGGGAAGAAGGTTTCTTATGGTAAAGGCAAGAGGAAGAAAAAGTGAAAGATTGGAACAAAGAATTAACTAAATACCCGAAACCCGGAAAGCAGA